CTTCGTCTGTGTAGTCTTTAAAGGTTTGATAAGTCTGTTTTAGCGTAGGTTCTTCGCTGCCTCTAAGACAGTCAATCGTAAAGATAAGCGCATCTCTAAAATTGCTGTCAAAGGTTACGAGCTCACCGTTAATTCTGATTCCAACCATTTCGCACCTCGTTAGCTATTTCTACGAATTCATCTAGATCAACACCTTCAACTGCTTTAATTCGTTTCACTTCTGAATTAACTTGACTTTTATTAGCTCTAAGCCCTTCTTGACGCTCCTCTTCTGTGGTGGCGATAAAATATCCGCCGTGCTTCTTTTTGCTAGCGACAACGGGTATACCCTTTTGGACTAAATCATAGATTGTCTGTCTGACATCTCTGTCGGATATCCCAATAGCTTTCTGGATGTCTTGATTAGACACTTTTCGCTCTGCCCCAATGGGGATAAAGCAAAACACTCGCTTTTCTAAGTCTGTTAAATGATTTAGTAATCCCATAATTCCCCCTTCAAAACGTGATTTTTGAGCACTCTCTCCATGCTCTTAATTCTTCAATTTTCTTTGTTCGAACATCTTCATCTAGCGCCATGATTTTTGCCGCATGTTCCTCAGATAGCCCGAAAAATGTTGTTAGTGTCAATTCCATCAGAACCTCTTACTTTCTGCATTATCTGGATATTTAAAAATATTGTTTTTTGCACCTTTGATTATGCGATCGACAAAAGCAGCATCGTAAATTTTCATAAGCTCAGCTCTACTAAAATTTGTATTAATGATAGTATTTGTCCGATTATCCAAAATATTAAATAAAAACGTATATGCCCAACCGCTAGCAGATTTAATGGTGTTACCTGTGGTTGACTCCTTGCCTAAGTCATCAAGTATCAGATAATCACAATTGATGAGAAGCTTTGACATTCTTTCTTGCGAATATTTGCTATTTTTTTTATCGTCATAATCAAATGTATCTTTGACTAATGCGGACAACAAAGGTACTGAAACAAATATCACACTCTTTGATTGATTGTAAGATTTAAACATCTCGTTAATATTTTTAGCAATACTCATAGACAAGTGGCTCTTGCCAACTCCTGGAGGTCCTTGTAAGAGGGAGTTACCTTCCATTCCTTTAACATAATCTCTGGTGATTCGTTTGGCATAGTTTAGCGCTTGTGTATCTATAGCACTATGTTCCTTGTAGTTTTTCAACGTAGCACTAGCAATTTCCTTTGATAAAACGCTCTCTTTATAAAACACGTTATAACCCTTAGCTAGCAACGACTGGTTGTTGTACGCAATGTCAACCGCATTACTTTTCGTTTGGATATACTCTGTTGTACATTGCCAACAAAATTCTGTTTCTCTATTGCCATGATTTGGCATTTTCCTAGCATAAATTGGCATCTCGTGCTTTTCGCATGTTTTTCCAGTATCTCTAATAACGCCACTAGCAAGCATGCTTTCTCTCGTCATTAAACCAAAAGCCATAGATACCTCCTAAAACCCATATTTCGGATCTGGTTTTTTAAGCTCGTCTAACTCAGCTTGCGAAAATCGTTGTCCTTGCTGCTTCTGGTAATAATCACTTTTAGCAACTTCTGGCTGATTAAGATAACTCTCAAACTTGCTAGCGTTAAATAACGTTGATGGCCTAAGATACTTGCTCCAATCAGCATCTTTACCCCATTCAGCAGTTTTTTTGTCTATTACAATTTTAAAATCATCTAGCGTGTACTTATCTTTTAACCTCGACTTAACAAGATTAGTGTTACTATCAACAAACTTATAGTTAGAATTCGTCTTTTGATTTAGATATGCTATCGGAATTCTGTAATCAAAATTCTTAGGATTACCTTTTTTGACTTGTTCGACATATTCAGATTCAAGCCAACTTGGGAAATTATATTCAGTCGTGCTTTGCTCGACATTATATTCTTTCTCTTTATCTAACTCTTTCTCTTTATCTAACTCTCTCTCTTTATCTAACTCTATCTCTATCTCTGGTGGAGATTTCTCCGCACATTTCATGGAGATTTGTTCAAGTTGTTTAGTCTTTGCATATTCAATTCTTTTTCTGTCAGCATCTGTGCTTGATTTACCAACAAAATTTTGAATATTTGTCATATATATCGCACCATTATCAAGAATTTCAATTAATTGTAGGTCTCTAAAAATTTGAATGGCCTTTTCGACAGTGCCAATCTGATGCCTTGTAATTGTGGCAAGCATTTGTGCGTTGTAAGGAATAAGATTGTTAAACATTAATAAGCCATCATTTTTTAAACTTCTTAGATATAACTTGAGCAAAATATTGCTATAGATATAGCCGTCAGGCATACTTTCTAAAATGATTGCTTCATCACTTTCAAAGAAATTTTCCTTTAATTTTAAGTAGTAATACTTTTTGTTATCTGCCATTTATCTCCCTTCTTCAAAAATAGCTTTCACATTTCTTATCTTTTAACGTCTCAATAATTCCATCTAAAGCATCTGATCGGTTTTTAAGCTCATTGTACTCTTTGACAGATATTGTGATAAAATCTTTGTTATCTTTTGTAGTATCGCTATATCCGAGTAAGTAAGCAACTGATACATCAAAATAATCTGCTAGTAATTGCGCTTGATCAAGCGCTATTTTGTGTTCATTTTCCCAGCGTTGGATCGTCCTGTAATGCACGTATATTTCTTCTGCAAGATCTTGCTGAGTCAAGCCTTTTTTTTTGCGTAACTCTTTTATTCTATTCATGTTATGCGTCTCCTACTAAATTTGTTTAGCAGGTAAACCGTGCTTTTGGTTATATCTACGTGCATTAGCTTCCCAGCCGTTATTTTCAATCGTCCATTTTGATTTTTTCTGTTTTTTTGGTTTTGTAAAAATAAAATCTAATAGTTTCATGTTATTTCTCCTCGATCTCGTCCAAAAGTCTTATTTGTTATTTAGCCAAGCTATGATTTCAGCTTTTTTCCAACGGACAGCTGGCAATTCCTTTGGAAAATTTTTGTCGCGTCTGTAGTATTTGTCAAAAGTGCTGGGGCTCATGTTAAGCCTCTCCGCTACTTTTTCTCTAGTCCATAACTCTGCATTGAGTTCGTCTAACTTCATTTGGACTAATCTGTTAACTGTTTTTTCAATAAATTCTTTTATCCAGTCGGACAAACTCATTAAGATATTGTCCATAGTTGCCTCCTTGTGGTATAATGAAGTAAATTAAGTTTGTTTTGAGTCCGATCGCCGTCGGACTTTTTTGTTATAATCATCTCGAAGGGAGGTGATTATATGGCTAAAGATTTCAACAATTTCGCCCAATCTCTAAGCAATGGTAAAACCGAAGAAATTCTGGAAGTTATTGAGTACCATTACAATAGATATGCGAAAGAAAGCGAAGGGGAATCTGTAAACCTTGCAAAGTTAATACTTAGCTCATCATACTTTGCGGCTCTCGAAATGGTTCGACATTATCACGAGTGGCTTCAGCAATCTGACGACTAAAATCAGATAATTCCTCTTTAGACATCAGTCTCAAGCTGATGTCTTTTGCTTTTCTGTTTTTCTTCCCGCTATATGGGTATCGTTTTGGTCTCATGCTCTACCCCACTTTCTCATTTAAAAATTTATTAATAAAATACTGCTGGCCTCTACCTGTCATCTTGGTAGTTTTGCTGATACGGATACTGCCATTTGGCTCCTGGTGCGTCCGTTCCTTGACTTCGAACAGCTTCATGTCCATGCTTCGTTGTGTCGGCATGTTGTAGCTCTCGCCATTTTTACGAATCAGGAAGCCATTCTCACGCAACCAAGCGAATAAGCGATTTTGACCGATGTTATAACCATTCTGACGTAAGATTTTAGCAAAATCACCAATCAAGATAGATGTCTCACTAGCCTCAACCGCATCAGCAAATAGCACCTTTGGACGGTCTGCCTCAATCTGAGCCTCTAATTTATGCACTTTCTTGTCCGCCATCAGCAACGCCCTTGCCATAATTTTCTCGGGACTGTTGAAATCTTTTTCAACCTGGATGAAGTATTTACGGACTTCTTTGCCTTTGTCAGTCTTGGATACCATTGCCAAATTTTTGGCAGCATCAAGTGAGAGAGCGTAGTCTTGGATTTCTCTGACAGCCCCATTATTTACAACCGTAGTTCCAACTACACTTGTAAAATCATATCCTTCTTCAAGAATTTTAAAGTTTTGTTTTACCCACTCACTAAAACGAGTTTTGACTTTTAATTCTTTATGTAAGTCTCTTGCACTTACTACTGGTTCTTGATTTTCGTTTAGTGTTACGTTAATTAGATGATTCATAATTTCCTTTATACGAATTTTCGTATATCATCCTACAGATGATTCTTTACGCTCTTTAAAAAGATAGACGATATCAAATTCTGGAAAAAAAGTTTGTTGAACTTTCAATGCTTCACCAAATTTAAAATCAGAGTCACCGTTAATTTTTTCTCGAACTATTTGAGATTTCAACCGTAAACAGTCGGCAATATCAACCAATGAAACACCTTTTTCTTTTCGAATGTGTTCAATGTTTTTCATATCATTCCTTTCCGATACGATTTTTCGTATATTATTTTATTTTAAAAAGCTGTCGTTTCCTTAAGCTTGATTTAATTATATATGATTTTTCGTATATAGTCAACAGTTTTTTTAAATTTTTTGTTATTTTTTTGTCTTGAAATATGATTTTTCGTATGTTATTATATAGTAGAAAAAGAAAAAGGAAATTAAAAAAATGGATGAAAAAGATTTAAAGAGGATTATCGAAAGTAGATATAATAGCGTTAGGGCTTTTGCTATTGAAAATGATATCCCATACACAACAATGCGCTCCATTTTAGAGCGCGGTGTGATGAATGCAAAAGCAGAAACTATTTTTAAAATATGTGATATTCTTGGAATTAACCCAGAAAGTTTTGCTGAAGAAAAAACTGATTGGCAGGCCACTATTGACCTATCTAATCTACGCGAAAAGGTTGTGATGTTCGACGGCAAACCTTTGTCTGACAAAGACGTAGAGAAAATTGAAGCTATTATTAAAATATCTTTAGGAGTAGGGAATGGTGAAGATAAATGAGATGCTTAGTAAGTACAACATAAAGTTATTCGAGTTTCCCGACACAATGTGGGAAAGGTCAGGGTTTTACTATCCTGACCTTAGGATAATTTATGTCAATCAAAATCTATCACAAATAGAAAAAGAAAAAGTTATTTTACATGAGCTGGGCCATATCGAACACGATCCTAAGCAATATCAAAGATTGCTACTAAAATATGAAAATCAAGCCGATAGATTTATGATTAGGGAATTGATCAAGAATTACTTGTCATCCCACGATGTCGTTGATTTTAATTGGTTACAGTTTGCTACGACATATCAAATATCGACAACGTGGGGGCAAAAGATGATACAAGACGAATTTTATAAGATCGTATCAGGTAGTTAAGAAAGGATTTGAAAATGAAGAAATCAGATGGATTGCCGTTTTATTTTAGGTTTTGGTTTATTCTAATTATAATTTTATTGTACCCCTTCACGTATGGTATTTCAATCTTGTTTGGACTGGGGTTATTTTTACAAAGGCAAAAAACGTATCCCAATCTAACACCTTCACAACAGAAAAAATGGAATGAGATAAAAGAGAGCGAAATTGAAGCCTCTGCTATCAAAAACGATGCATACGAGAGAGCAGCAGAAATAAAAACGAAGCTAGTAAGATAGCTATAAAAACTGAAGAGGAGGCTGTAAAAAAATTCAATACATTAGTATCGAGCGGAGAAGCAAAGAAACAAAACCTAGAAAATGATATAAAGTCGCTAAGTTCTCAAAAAAAAGAAATAGAGTTTTTTATAGAGGAAAACAGCGACAAATCTTTGCTATCTCAGACAACTGTTGATTTTACAGACAATGTCACTTCTAACGAAATCAAAAATGAACTTTCTATTGTGCAGTTAAACGAAAAGGAATTAATAAAGCTTGGCATTGCCGTAAATAGTCTCGGAGCCACAACGAAAGTCAATATAGCCAAACAGTCTAAACAACTGCTACGTGCTTTTAATGCAGAATCTGATTATTATTTATCAAATATAACGATAAAAAATGTAGATACATACAGAAATAAACTCGCTAAAACATTTGAAACACTAAACAAGCTATTTGAAATTGATGGTGTAAAAATCAGCAAAGAATTACTTACATCAAAATTAAAACAACTTGACATATTATACAAATACCAAAAGCAGATTGAAATTGAAAAAGAATTGCTAAAAGCACAAAAAGAAGAAATTAGAGAGCAGCAAAAAGCCGAAAAAGAGATCCAACAAGCCAAAGCTAAACTCAAGAAAGAAGAAAGACAATTCAATAACGAAATGTCTAAACTGCTCAAATATCTAAATGGCGCTCAAAACGAAATTGAACAACAAATCTATGCAGATAAAATTAAAGAGCTTGAAGATAAAATCAAGGAGCTTGAAAAAGATAAAGAGGATGTGCTTAAGCGTGAATCTAACACCCGAGCAGGTTATGTTTATATCATCTCTAATATTGGATCGTTTGGGGAAAATGTATATAAAATCGGCATGACTAGACGGTTAGAGCCGATGGATAGAGTCAACGAACTTAGCAGCGCTTCTGTTCCTTTTCCATTTGACGTTCATGCTTTAATTTTTAGTGAAGATGCACCAGCACTCGAAAGCACACTCCACAACTACTTCCGGAATAAAGAAGTTAATAAAGTTAATCCACGGAAAGAATTCTTTAAGGTAGATCTTCAAGAAATTAAGGAAGTTGTTCTTAAAGAACATAATAATACTGTACATTTTACAGATTTAGCTGTTGCAGAACAATACTATGAGTCAATTAAAAAAGATGTAGTCATTTAAGAATAAAAAAGCCCCACGCTTTCAAACTTGGCGGTCTAAGCGTGAGGGCTATCCAAAAACATAAAACAACCATTAAAAAGGTCGTTTTATTGTACCTAATTATACCATTTTTAGGAGGTGATGCCAATATCCTTTCAACTGATCTCGTCCAAAAGTCAAAAAAGAAAGGATTTAAGAATGAAATACAATAAAACAAAATACCCAAACATATTTTGGTACATTACTTTGAAAGGTAAGCGATACTATATCCGTAGAGGCTATTACTTGAACGGAGAAAAAAAGGAGGCCACTGAAAGTGGCATAAAAACGATACAAGAAGCTCGTTTGTTGCTAGCTGAAATTGAGCGAAAAATAGAAAACAATGAATTTGCTTATAATAAAAATTTGACTGTTGATGAATACTGGGATATATACGTTGATAATAGATTAAAAGCTGGAGTGTGGTCTCCTGACACATACGTTGAGCGCACTAATATCTTTAAAAATCACATCAGCCCAAAGTTTGGCAATAAAAAAATGAATGCTATAAACCGTATAGAATACGAAAACTACATTAACAATCTGCTCAATACCAACTCAAGAAGTACAGTAAAGCACATATATGATGTTTTTAGTATTATGTTAAATCATGCTGTCAAAAATAAAATGCTAGACGATAATATCATCAAATTTATTGACATTGGCGATAGCGAAATAAAACCTATCAACAAACGTAGATCAATGCAAGAATTTAAAGCTTGGGATAAAGTTGCCAGAAAAATGCTTGATGATTATGACTACGCAATGGTTAGGATAACATATCTTGGATTGCGTAGAAGCGAGGTAGCTGGCATAAAATTAGGGAATATAACTTTTAATGATAAAGATTGTGCGGTCGTAAAGATAGACGAATCAAGGACAAGAGGTAGAAAAGATGGCGGAGGCCTAAAGACAGCTTATTCGGAACGATATGTGTATTTAGATTTTGAGACATCACAACTGCTAAAAAAAGCTATTGATACTTCTATCAAAATAGCCGTGTGCAACGATCGCATCTTAAATAAGGCTGATTTCCTATTTTTAGGAGACGACGAAAAAGTAAAGCCATCTTTTGTAGGAAAACCAATCGGTAGCCATTACATCTACTGCTTATTTAAAAAAATTAATAAAAATTGCGACGTTCATTTTACTCCGCACATGATGAGGCACTTTTTTGCTACACAGGGCCAAATAGCCGGTGTCCCAATCGAGCATATGGCAGCGGCTTTAGGTCATTCAAATAATTACATGACTAGCCAATACACCCACATAAAAGACGAGGTAGGGGAAAATGTCACAGCAGCTTTTATGGGCAGCATAAAATAAAAATTCCCCGACATAGTCCCCGACAAAATATTACTTTTTATGATTTTTGTTACTTTTTATGGCTAAACAAAAAAACTAAAACGCTGTAATATCAATGTTTTAAAACAATTTGCTTGTATATAAATTTTAAAATACTATAATGAACATATGAAAATCACTAAAATTGAAAAGAAAAAACGCCTCTACCTTATCGAATTGGATAATGACGATTCCCTTTATGTAACAGAAGATACTATTGTTCGGTTTATGTTGAGTAAAGATAAAGTCCTTGACAATGATCAGCTTGAAGACATGAAACATTTTGCCCAACTGTCCTACGGCAAAAATTTAGCCCTTTATTTTCTTTCCTTTCAACAACGCAGCAACAAGCAAGTTGCTGATTACCTGCGCAAGCATGAGATTGAAGAACACATTATTCCTGACATCATCACTCAACTCCAAGAAGAACAATGGATAGACGACACCAAATTGGCTGATACCTACATTCGCCAAAATCAGTTAAATGGTGATAAAGGTCCCCAAGTCTTAAAACAAAAATTATTACAAAAAGGCATTGCAAGTCATGACATTGATCCTATCTTATCTCAAACTGACTTTAGCCAACTCGCTCAAAAAGTAAGCCAAAAACTCTTTGACAAATATCAAGAAAAATTGCCACCAAAAGCCTTGAAAGATAAAATCACCCAAGCATTACTGACTAAAGGCTTTTCATACGACCTAGCTAAACGTAGCCTCAATCACCTTAATTTTGACCAAGATAATCAAGAAATAGAAGATCTTCTTGACAAAGAATTAGACAAACAATATCGTAAACTCAGTCGCAAATATGATGGTTATACCTTAAAGCAAAAGCTCTATCAGGCTCTCTACCGAAAAGGCTACAACAGCGACGATATTAATTGCAAGTTAAGAAATTATTTATAGACTGACAAAAGAAGTGATTTTTTCACACATTTATGATAGACTATAGAGGATAAGTTTAATTGTAGAAAGTTGGTAAGGCATGAAATTACCTAAAGAAGGCGACTTTATTACAATTCAAAGTTATAAGCATGATGGTAGTTTGCACCGTACTTGGCGCGATACTATGGTACTAAAAACAACTGAAAATGCCCTCATTGGAGTTAATGATCACACTCTTGTCACAGAAAGTGACGGTAGACGATGGGTGACCCGCGAACCCGCAATCGTTTACTTTCATAAAAAATACTGGTTTAACATTATAGCCATGATTCGAGATAATGGCGTCTCTTATTACTGTAACTTAGCTAGTCCATATATGATGGACACTGAGGCCCTCAAATACATTGATTACGATTTAGATGTCAAAGTCTTTGCGGATGGTGAAAAGAGATTACTTGATGTTGATGAATACGAGATTCATAAAAAAGAGATGCAGTATTCAGCCGATATGGACTTTATCCTAAAAGAAAATGTCAAAATATTGGTTGATTGGATTAATCATGAAAAAGGACCATTTTCCAAGGCCTATATCACTATTTGGTACAAACGTTATCTTGAACTGAAGAATCGTTAAGAGTTGTCCAGCACTCCCAAGGAGTGCTCAGAACGCAGACAAACTCAGTTTTAGGCTCAAAAAGCATGAACAGCTCTGCTGATTTGACATCCAATTTCCTATTTCTGCGTGTGGAGTGAGCCAAAACAGATGTTTTTCGTTGTGGTAAAAGTGGCGTCAATGTTAGTGTTGACGCCACTTGGTATTTTTGAGCCTAGGATCTCAAAAATAAGGCATGGAATTCCAAAGGAAGTCGCTGCCTTAAGCACTACCTAAGGAAAGTATCAAAAAATACTAAGTTTAGTAGCGAGGAAATCTCCGACGAAAGAGAGTACCCACTACTTTTTCTTTGCGTTAAAGTAGAAGTGTCTTGTTAAGTCGCAAAGTCTTTTGGCACTTGATGTTGTAACCAAAACTGACAAGACACCTCTTTTAGGTAGAATTTTATCAAAGTATGTAGGACGCTTGACGTCGTGTATTGAAAATGAAACCACTACAATAAGGAATCATTCAAGACAAAACGATACCATCGGCCTCAATCGTCTTCTTGGAAACTTGAAAACCGTCCATAACCCTGAGATTATCCTTAAAACGATTAATGTCTATTCTCGTCGTCTTCAGGTTTTTTCGCAGATAATGGCTACGCTTATACTCGGTTTAATCCTTTAGAAGCTAAGAAGCAATTGAATAGCCTGCACGTTCGTAAAACAGACAAAATTGACACTGAGAAGAAGTCTAATAAAATCTGACAGAAGATATTGTGGGAGTTAAGAATCGTCTGCATAAGCTTTTCCAAGTCACCTTTTGTCTTACTATAACTGCTAAAATTACCATTAAAACCACATTAAGATCTCCATACTATCCATTAATTAAACAATTTCTTTTATAATGGGATTTGTAATATATGCATACAACCTACAACAACACATGACTTGAGAGCATTGTAAAGTGTCTTTTAAACCCCAATCTGCAATTAAAAATAAACAATAAAAAA